CCCAGATCATCGCTATGCAAAAATCTTGCGCTTGCACCGTATAAAGTTGCAGTCCGTATGGCGACGGACAAAAATTCTAAAACCCCCCACTGGGGTACAACTCTAACGTAAAACACGCAAGAAAAGAAAGACTGTCCATCTTTCCCGGTCGACTGCGGACCGTAGCGCTATTTAATGACAGCACATATGTCACCTGTCTAAATCCCTCGACAGGAGGGGACAATTTCAGTTCGTGTCATGGAACTCAATATTTTATTATCAAAATTGGCACAGTTATTGACAGTGCTGTCACCTACCTGGGTCCCTTGGCAGGAGGGGATAATTTCAGTTCTTATCATTGAACGCAATATTCTAAATATCAAAATTGGTTGTGAATCACCCCGATTCACTAGGGGACAATTTTTAGAGTTCGTGTCATTGAACTATTATGTATAAATGTAAAATGTATATATATAAGAGATTAAGGCTGAGGTAAAGGGAAATCACCGACAAAATATATGCGCGGCATACCAGTCCAAAAATAGAACTGGAAATCGTCGCCAGCAGCAACATGGAAGTCAATTCCCCGACTACCTGACTGTCCATTAATATTCATTAGGCCTCTATAAATGGCCGTGATGGGACGTATAAGAACACTTGAATTAGTTGTATAATTTAGTGTCTTAGTCGGGATAAATCTGTATCGAGAATACCACGGTAACTCAACCTCGTTGACAATATTCACATGAGTCGCAATAGCCGTACCTAAGTCCCCTCTCGGGGTGGCGTTGCGATCATCTGAGCCTGACATCTCATTGGTCTGTAAATTAGCCCATAGCCGCGCATCCAATGATGTAAAAGCATCAGCGGCGGCAGAGAGCCTATCAAATATAAATGAATCGTCTGCAAATGAACGTGTAAAATATGAAAGAAATACATTAATATTAGTATTATTGGGTATGGCTTTCCAACGTGTAGAACCTTTCCAACCAGCATAAGCTGGCATAAGATAGTTCAATAATGTAGTATTACAATAATTAGTAGGCGCACCACCAACGGCATTATCAACAGCACCAGGAACACCTCCCCTAAAATAAGGGAAGCCGCTGAACCGGTGTAATATCTGTAGATTTGTGCCCGGGGTGGGATCATATAAAACAGAATGATGATGTGTAAAACGCTTCAACAAGGGTCTAAAAGAAGTTATAGCTTCACCCGTGAAAACTTTGTTTAGTTGTGGCGTTTCTTTATGATTAAATAAACTCATCGTCTTGGAATGTGTAGGTTTAGACGGTTGGGTGGTCGACTCCTCGACAGTAGGAAATCGACCGGCTTGTGGAGAGAAAGTGTAATTACCCATTTCCCCACTTGGAACAAAGACTTCGAAATCATCTCCAGCAGAAACATATACGTTAATCTGAATGTCATTATTGACTTCCGTATTTGGTACAGTAAGCTGGTTGAGAACACGCACGTATAAGACACCATTCCCGCCGGCAAATACAGGACCCGAGCCATAGGCTACATCCTGAAATCCGGCTTGTATGGGTAACTTCTCGAGCAGTGTATATTCCTGTCCATTCGAAATCTCGATGGTGAAATCTTTCTCATCTGCAATATCTACCAGCATCTGGTGGTTCGTGTTAAACTCGACATCCGTCTCTCCAGAGGGATCCCACGCTAAGCGCAAGCGTCCCTTATGGAAAGCGGAGCACACGACCTGAAAGCGGAACTTGAGCGTACCCGTCCAATATTGGAAGGGCAGCGACGCAGCCGCAACAGCCGGAAGATGCAGGGAGATGATACCACTTTCCGCCCATAGCGATGGTTGGACGGAAGTGTTCCATAAAAGTGTGTCAACTGGGGTGCCGATACTCCAGTTGAAAGAGGTTAAATACGACTCGCGTTTGGCAATATCCAGAATGCACATCTCGTCTTGTGCACCGACGCCACTAACACGCGGATCGATTGTGGTTTCTTGGTAAGCATCGACAGTTAGCTTTTGCGAGTTATCCCCAACATTTGTAAGCGCCAAAGACCCTATTGGTCTGGCAGCAAACAGTTCGGGACACGCTGTTACGGTAGGACGCGAATAGCCAAAGGCTCTCGCAGCCGTAGCTACTGTTGAAGCAACCATTTCAGAAGCCAATGCATAAGGCTTCAACCACGGTATAGAAGATAAGGAACCTGCAATCTTGGAAATAGTTGTAGCTGGTCCTGAAATCAACCCCTTTTGGTTTACCTGTTCGAATTCACCCATTTGCGGCACTATGCCCGCTGGGGGCGTATTCGTAAGTACGGACAACTCAACTTCGGTTGCCCATGCCAATACAGTGATAGTAACAGAATCACTGGCGCCATTGGCATGTTTGAGAGTGTTCAGGGTACGAACAAAAGTTAAACCCATCTGTCTCCAATCGGCGCGGGGCACATTTAAATAGTTCTTGTGCCAAAAGAATGGAAGTTCGATTTCTCCGCCTTGTGATGTGGTGGGATCCAAAAATATGCGCGGACACTGTGAGCCCTGGACTATATCCTGAGGCACAAGCCCTGCATCAGTGTCAATCTCATTCAAAGGAGCTAAGGGACGGTAATAAACCATCACCCTACCATACTGAAAGGCATTGCCATTGATCAGGAAGCGCATATGCAACTTTGCGCGTAACAAGTTGAAATTAGCTATACGATTAATCACCCGCTTATTCTCAAAGAAGAGCGTCCATGGGTTGAAAGTCTCATTCACTGCAGTGCCTGTCCCCCAGTCAAACTGCGCTATACGCACAGGACGTGAGAGAAAATCACCCAGAGGAGCTGTATCATCATCTTGTGTTTTGCGCGTAATATCGACATAATCATCGATTGTTGTCGCAAAATCTTCCACTTGGTTTACCATTTGTAAATTCTGTACTGCTTCCATCTCAGGAACAGTAGAATCTTCGACAGTACCCGATTGCGGTACCACCATCGAAAAATCATGCAGTATTGGTTTACCTATATCGAGCATTTCACTCGCTTCTCGTTTTTCAAAAATTAAATATGTATTATTATATAAAGTGAACTAAAATTTAAATATTCAGATAAAAGTGTAAGCTCATAAATTCTATCTATATCACAAAATTTGGGCTGCACGAAACCCTGGACTAAATAGCCCAACCACTACGGTATGCATCCCCCACTCAAAGCCTCAGAATCGAAAGTATGTGAAAATTTCCAATTCCTGGTATCAGAGAGCGGGGTGTTAACTTTAACTTCTGCAGTTCTAAGACTGCGCCCCCACGTTGCTGCCGGGGGCATAATTTTCCTTCCATGTCGCAACACGATCCTCGAAGGTCAAGTCGAGGGTACGAACAAAGTGAGAGATCTCACATTCTGCGACCACGGATTTCATCTGAGCGCGTCTCCTCTCATAGACTTCACGTCCATGGTAGAACCATTCCAAAAGAGCTCCGTCGATTACCTCGCCTGCCCGCTCTTGAGGCAGACGATCGTCGGCTTTCTCTTTAATCATGCAATGGAGAGATTTAAAGATGGAATTTTCATCCAAAGCGCCACAAGTGGCGTCTATCTCCTCTATATAAACACTGGAACGCTTAAGGAACTCCAGTTCAGCAAGGGGGAGATACTCAACCATGTCACTTTCCTTGTCAGGCATAGTATAGATCATACCAAAGGCAGCCAGATACTCGGAAACGGACTCAATGTTGAACTTCTCATAGCCTTTGGCGACGGAACCGATGTTATCATCTCCGTAAGTCAACAAGTTAACAAACGGTCGGAACTCATCCGCCTCAGGATACAAGGCAAAGAAGACGATACGCATGAGCAGAGAACCACACTGCCCATTCACGTGCA